TGTCGAGACTCGCGGCCGCCTTGTCAGCGCCCGTCGTCTCGATCTTGATCCCTACGCTGACGATCTCATCGGCCACTGGTGTGCTCCGTGTGGGTGGGGGGTCATTTCTTGTTCATCTCTTCGAGCGCGGCGATCTCCATCACCTGCACACCCGCGAAGATCCGGTCTCGCTGCTCGCGCGGCAGGCGCATCTCGCGCAGCATCGCCAGGACGGCGGTGTAGTCCAGCCCGGTGCGCCCGCTCATTCCGTAGCGCCACTGAGTCGGCAGGCGCAGAAAGAACTGCACCGTGTCCCAGTTCTCTGGCCAGACATCGATGACATCACAGTCATAGTCCTCGGGCGCGAAGCCCGCGGCGGCCATCTCTTCGGGCGTCGAGACCTTGGCGTAGATCGCCTTGGCCGCCGCCTTCAGTTTCCCAGGCGCACGCCCGAGATTTCGGTGATGTACCGCTGGATGATTGCGCGTGCGGCGGCCGGATAGAACAGAGTCATGCGCTCAACCTCTTCGCGCGAGAACTCGTTCTCCAGTTCCCATCCGGTGACGGTGTCCATCAGCGCGTCCACGTCCTCCTTGCTCGACGAGGCGTCTAGGTACTCGCGGAATTCCTCGCGGTTGCGCCCCTTGAACGTAAATTCCACATCGACGGCCTTCTTGCCGGGCACGGGGATGGCGACCTTCAGTGTGAAAGTCGGAGCGGTCGTGAAATTGAGTTTGGCCATTTGTGATCTCGTTGGATTTGGAAAAAGACCCGTGCTCGGGAGCTACCCGCGGGTGGAAAGAAAGGGCGCCAGTTGCCCGGCGCCCACCAGGCCGATTAGGCCGAGTACCGGGTGTGCCGGTTGTTGCCGGCGAACTGGGCGCTGATGCGGTTGATCTGCCCGTCCTGCAACCTGGGCACATCGTTGAGCGCAAGCGTGCAGGGCAGGTAGACCACCGCGCCCGATCGCATCAGCATCTTCAGCACCGTGTCGGTCTGCGCATCGGTCAGGGTGCGCATCGCCGAGTAGCCCGACGTGGTGTCGTCGTCGTCGAACTCCATCGTGAAGCTGGTCGCCGTGAAGCCGTCGTTGATCGAGTATTCGACGTCCGACTCGACCCACTTGTAAGTGACCGTTTTCGGGTCACCGCCCTGCGTGGCCGGGTTCATGACCTTCGACAACTGGGTCCAGGCGGTGACCTCGCGCACGGAGCCGATGCCGGTGCCGGCAGGGAAAAACGACGTGCTCGAGGTGTCCATGCCGGACAGCTGGAAAGTGTCGGTGGTCACACCGGCGACCTTGAAGACGCGTTTGTTCAGCCGCCCCCAGCCGGATGTGACTTCGATGATGTCGCCGTTGGACAGGCCGTGAGCCGTGGCGGTGCAGACCGCCGGGTTGGCGTTGGTCACAACAGTGACGGTGATCGCCGACCCGAAGGTCGTGGCGACGGAAAACAGCGTGCCGGTCGGAACTGCAGGCATTTGGTGCCCCTTTCAATGAAAAAACCCGCACGCTGGCGGGTTGATGGGTTGCCCTTGCGGGCGGGGTGGAACTCAGTGAATCAGGAGAACGATCGCCACGGCACGGTGATCGGGATCACCCACCAGCCGTCCAGAGACAGGCCGGAGGCGATGTGCGCGGTGCGCAGGATCTCGACGTTGGTGCCGCCAGAGGTCAGCGTCTGCGGGGGCGCAAAGCGGGCGGCGACGGCATTGGCTCGCGCCAGCGCGGTCGCTGTGCCGACGCCGCCGGGGTAGTGAAGGGTGATCTGCAACAGGCCGCGCTGCTCGGTCACGTCGGAGGTAACTGCGTGATCGATCGGGTCATTGATCAGCAGGGTGATGCGCTGCCATGGCGTGCCCTCGACGGGCGTGAACGCGACGTTCTGCCAGGCCGTGCTGATGGTTGGCGAGATGCCGTAGAGCCGCGACTCAAGCGCGGCCTGAATGGCGGCGATGGTCATTTCAGCGACCTGGCGGCTTTGCGGAAGACTTGCTCGAAGTCCTGCACCGTGAGGCGCACGAAGCCGCCGACAGCCTGCGATGAATAGCCGCCGCTGGTCTTCGGGCCGTTGGCCGAGCCGGGGGGATTGCCGTACAGGCCGAACTCGGCCACGCGGGCGTAGGGCATGGAATTGGTCAGCCAGATGGTCTGACCGGGCTTCCACGTCGCCAGCGCAGCGGCCGCGGCCGGCAGTGGGTCCGAGCCCGGTGCCGCGTCGGTGGCCTTGTTGATGGTGCCGATGCCGACTTGAAAATTGGACTTCAGCCGGCCGCCGCTCTTGCCGGAACCGGCCGGATAGACACCGACCGGCGCGCGATCCACCATGCCCTTGTCCAGATCGTAGGCGGTCTTGCGCACCACATCGACGGCCTTGTCCTTGGCGCGATCGAGAACCGCCTGCAGGTCTGCGGCGAAGCTCACTTGCGCACCTGCACGTCGTAAAGCAGATCGGTGCCGGCCGGCGAGACGGCGCCCGCGCGCATCACACGAAACACGGTCGAGCCGATGGTGAGCGTGTCGCCCGGCAGCGGCAGGACGGCGCCGGTCGTGCTCAGGTACACCCGCTGGTCGCCCGCCTGGATCAGCGTGCCGTCGATCTCGCGGGCCGCATAGTCGAACTTGGCGCCTGTGACCGTGTAGGACGCGGGTGACACGGGCGTCGCCACACCGGTCGCGGTGTCGTAGGTCGGCGCGCTGCCGGACGCACGGGCCAGCGTCATCGACATGCCGAACTCGGCCAGCAGTTCGGCCGCGGTGTCGGCGAGGCCGGAATAGTCGAAGGCGGTCACGCCCGCACCAGCCTGATCGCATTGCCCACGCCGCCCACCACCAGGCCATCGAGCAGCCGCAGCGCGTACTTGTGTTTCGCCATGCCCTGCGCCGGATCGCCGCCGCCCGCGTAGGTGGTCGAGATCGGGCCGACGGTGACCGATTCCTTGAGCCGCGCGGCCACGACAGCCGGCGCACCCTGCGCAGCGATCTCGATCACGGCCGCTTTCACAGCGTCAGGCACCGCCGTCGAACTGACCGCGATTCCGTACCGGTTCACGACGCCGCCGCGCGGCCAGCCCAGCGCCTGCGTCGACGAGATCTGCGTGCCCTGCCACTCGACGTGAGCGTCCAAGTAGGCGGTCGCCTCGATCAGGTAGCCCTCACGCTGCGCGGTCGTGTACGCGGCCCACACGGCCTCGCGTGCGCGATTGGTCAGGTAGGTGGTCGCCTCGGCCACGGAGGCGTAGGAGTTGGCGCCAGCCGTCACCGACCCTGTTTCAACGACGACGGTCATTCGATGGGCTCCAGTGGCTCAGAAATGCAAAAAGCCCGCCGAAGCGGGCCGTTGTTGAGCGTATTCGCTCAGGGCTTGACTTTGACCGGCTCGGCAGCCACTTCGGCCGCCTTCTCGCTCACGTCGATGGCCGCCTGGGCTTCGATGGCTGCTTTCACAGCGGCAGCATTCTTCGGGCTCATGGCGCGCACCTTCTCGGCCAGCTTCACTGACGTGAGCGAACCCCACGACTTCGCAGCCGAGGTCATGACGTGCTGCACATAGGCCGCCTCATCCGCGAGCTGGTCGGCCGGCTCTTTGCCCGTGTTGTGCTGAGCGAGCGCTGCAGTGATGCCGTCGACGAGGCTGTCGTCGATTTCAATCGTGAAGGTTGCCATCTCATTTCCCCGAAAGACGTTTCATTTCAGCGAACAGCACTTGAGCCGAAGCCGACGCATCGCCCTCGAACTGGAACATGCCGTTCTCGTCGAACCGGAGCGTGCCGTACTCCCCGCCTTGGTTGTACATGCGCAGAACCGGCTGCATGGGTGGGGCCTTGAACGTGAACTGCGCAGCCTGTTCAGCGCTGAGCGTCAGCGGCACAATGCCGGCGGTCGTCGGTGCTGGCGGGACCAGCCCGACGGTCTGCGCGCCCATCAGGGCCGCCGCGTTGCGTTGAATGTCGTTCATCGTCACTCCTTGTCGAGCACTTCAGGTTCAGGCGCAGGTGAGGGCTGCATCTGCGCATCGCCCTGCCGCTTGATTTCCTGGCTCAGCAGGCCGAGCGCGTTGATCGTGCCAGCGAGTGACGCGAGCAGGTGGTTCGCGGTGTCTGGCGAGAGTTTCAGGTTGAG